CCGTCTTTGTAGTTAGTTACATCTGCTAAGGCTACGTCAACCCAAAAGTCTTCATAGAATACATTGCGGGCACCAACACCTAAGTCCTGAAGCAGACGACGAACTTCGGGGTCTTGTTTAGCAAAATCCCAACCGTCTCGGTCTACAACAGTCTTTAAGTCCCACCCTCCGCCATCAACCTCAAATCCAATTATGGGGTTCATTTCGTATAGAAGTTCGCGTATAGGGTCAGCAAAAGCGATGCGTTTGAAACCATAGTTATCAATAAGAGTTTTAGCAACTGTGTCTTTACCGCTTTGTGCGTAGCCAGTTAATCCAATAATCATGTGTACCCCTTAATGTATGGCTCGGTCTTTCCTAACCATATGCCGTGCCTTTTCAATCCCGTTAAGTACTTCGGACTTGCTCATACCACCTACGTCTTTGACGTCTAAGTCACCGTAGTTGAAGAACCAGGATTCTACACCCATCTCTTGACACATTGCCAGTAGGTCTTTGGCAGAGTTTCTTCCTGCTTCGTCGTTGTCCATAGCGAAGATAACCTTATCCAAACCACGAATAAGATTGAACTGCGCTTTAGATACCATAGCCCCGTAGGTAGCTAACCCTGGAATTCCAATAGACGCTAGGCGTACTACGTCTAGGGGTGATTCAACAATGACTGCCCAATTAAATACGTTCTCGTTATACCCAAATAGCGTCTCGCTCTTCTTCACACCAGCAGGCTTATTATTAAAGTAGCGGTGGTCAAAGCCCTTTTCTTGCCATCCTAATAGAGTGTCTTTGTGGGGGTCTCTAATAGGAATAATCCAATTTCGATTACGCTCATCCCACAGAATCCCGTAGGTAGTAACAGCAGTATTACTCAAGCCCCTAGCGTTAAGCGCGTAATCTGGTGGGGTAGAGAAAGCGCGTAACATGGAACCCGTGATGTGCGTGGGCTCTTCTATCTTAGGCTTAGTTACTTTCTGTAATCCATTAAACCTAGAGACAAGACTATCTACAGAGCCAAGCCATTCACTAGCTTTTTCGTAATCAACTTTGGTTACGTACGCAATTAAACTGTAAAGGTTGCCTTTCCAGCCACAAGAAAAACATATGTGTGCGCCCGTATCAGCGTTGATATACCAAGACGGATTACGGTCAGCGTGACCCGTGCGCTCAATATGAGCAGGGCATTGACCTTGAATCTCGTACCCATGAGAACCTAGGACATCAAGCCCTAAGCGCTCAAGAGTAGAAGTCATTTCATCAACTGTCACAGGTCATCCTCGTTCATTTCACGGAATGTAGCGGTATCCCAATCCCATGTCAATGAAACCTCGGTAAGACCAGAGTTACGGCTGGCGATAACGCGCAGTAGGCGAGTGTCATCTACGGCCTCGTCCTCACGCTGTAGACCAAAGATAACGTCGGCGTCTTGGTGGAAAGAAGAGGAGTAACCGATTGAGTCAGCGGTAACTTGACCGCCACGCATCTTCCATGAAAGCGCTTGCGTTGAGATAACAATAGGCTTATTAATCTTTTGCGCCAAACGCTTGAGGCTACGAGTAATGTTAGTAATTGATTGCGGGGTGTTGGATTCCCCAGTCACCTCATCAATCATCAAGTAGGTACCGTCAATAAAGATGATATCTGGGTTTTTACTCTGCACCTTGCTGGCTACAGAACTAACGGTCTGCCCGTTGGAAGAGTCAACAAAGTGGAACTTGTCTTCCATATCTTGGATGGCGTCTACTTTGGTATAGAAACGACTTTCTTCTTCAGTAGTAAGCGTACCCGTCATTAAACGCCTGTATGCAATGCGAGCTCGCATAGCGTAGTAACGGTTCTTCTGCTCGTTGTTGCTCATCTCAAAGGACATGAACATAGGAACCTTGCCCTCAAGCTGGCAGTTAATAGCAATCTGCAAAGCTAATGTAGATTTACCAGTCTTAGGTGGAGCAACGATAACAATGAGCTGACCAGGTTGTAAGCCCGAGGTAGATTCATCCATAGTGGGAAAACCTGTTGGGATACCTAGTAGTCCTGGATTGTTTTTGCGGAACTCGTACTCTGTCTTAGCGTGTTTGGCTGCTTTAGTAATTTCCAAATCATTAGACTTGGTGAGGCCTGCCTCTTCCAATCGTATAATTCCGCGCTCCATAGCAAGCAGTGCGCTCTCATGGTCTGCTTCTTTTTCAATAGAGGTGAGGGCTTCTCCAATCGTATGAATGATTGAAAGCTTACGGCGGCTTGCTACAAGCCTGTCTAAAAAGTATTCAATGTTGTCTTCTACTTTTAAAAGACTATATGTAGGAAAGTTTTCAATTACCAAATCAAGGCTTGGACATTCTTGATAATAGGTAAAGTGTTTTTGCAGGAAGGTGAATATCTTTTTATCGTTTGCATCAGCAAACCACTCTGCATCAACTCCGCGCTCTAAGATTAATCCAAGGTTACGGCTCTCAATAACTTTACTTAATAGTTTTGCTTCGTTGTTCATAAGTTGCTGTAGTCCAATCCCCAGTGTCCGTATCGTAATATGTTTTGCGGAGCATCCAGCACCCCAACAACTTCAGGGCGGTATGGTAGCTCGTCTATAAGGCTTTGTATAGATGGATATGTAGTGAAATATCTAAAGGGGTTCGTTCCCTTTTCATCTAAGTACTCCATAGTCTCAGACAACTGTTCATCGTCTAAGGTGTAGGAGGCTAACTCAAGAGTCACGCCTTTCTTTGTTGTATACAAATACAAAAAGCTAAGCAGTTCTCTTTTGATAGTTACTTCTTTTGAAACTATTGGTATTACTTTGTACCGTTTTTTAACCGAGAGCTCCACATTCAATAATACGTCTGATATCACGATTATTCTTTTGGGGAGCTCGTTACTGATGTCCCCGTGTCTCATTGCTAGTACACCTCTATTTTCCCAAACTTAATAACAAACTCACGGAATGCTTCATTTGAAGCTTTGGCTTTCGCTGTGTCTTCGTCTGTTGCGCGAGAAGATATCTCTAACGGGTAATGGCCGTCGTTATCGTCAATGCGAGAACCGACAAATTTAGAGTGCTTACACGAATTGCGTCCAATAAACCCTGGGCAAGTGCAATACAGGTTTCCTTTAGGGTCACTAGTAACCTCATAAATCCCTGGCCCAGCAGTCTGAGACGGGCTCAAAAAAAGTTGGACTAAACGCATGTCTGACACGAGGTTTGCTCTCACTTTCGTAGGTCAGTTGAATTAATAGGCAAGTACACGAAGGCCTCATTAGCAAAGCTCTCTGTGGCATCTCCGTACTCACTAGCCCAGTTCTCCAACTTGATATTGGTAGTAACAATGGTAGGCAATCCTTTGTTAAACCGTGTGCGTAAAATGTGGTGAAACATGCTACTTTGCCAACCTGACAATGAGGTGTGTTCCTTACCCAAGTCGTCTATAATCAGGACTCGGATGTTATACGCATCATTTGAGCACTCCCCCAAAATCCCCTGAAATAAGACCTCTTGGTCTTCAGTAGCAGAGTTCTCCATGGTCATTCCCTTGAGTGCAAGAATGTCGTTGAAGGTAGCAAAATAACATGGGCGGATTAGGGCAGCCCCGTCTTTAGCGTCAAAGTCTTCAAGAGAAAACGTAGTAAGCATTTCCTGAACTATAGACAAAGCAAGAGTGGTCTTACCGTGCCCTGGCTCTCCCCATAGTAGTAAACCTTTACCGCAACGAGTGTTACCAGTAGCGCGGATTACTTCGTGGTCCTTAACCGCTTTGTACCAGCGGTTAATCATCTGCATCTTATCCGTGGCTACCTCAGTGCAGTCAGCCAAGGTCCAACCAATGCGCTTCTCTGGGATATTGGCAAGCTTAATCCAAGTACGACGACGTAACTTCAAGTCGGTAAGTTTAAACATTAGAACCTCTCCATCTGTCGCGCGGAGATGTCCTCAGCAACGGCTATATCTTCTTGGGTCACAGTACTGCGCTCAACATCAAGCAGGATGCTAGCGTAGTTTTTAATAAACATCTTCCAAATAACTTCTGGGTCGTTGATGTGTTTCTGGTGCTCAAGGCCTGCAAAGAAGCGGTCCATCATCTTGAGTTCAATCTCGCCGTTGGTGCTGTGGATTTTGCGGCACTTAGCAAAAGCGCCCTTGAACCGAGTACGAGCCGTAGTCCAAGGTTGAACGTTCCACATATGACCCATGCGGTCAGCGAATTCATAAACCGAGGCATCCGTGCTCCAATCTATGGGAGCCTGAGCGGACTTAGCCTCGCTCTTACGGGTGGCTTCAGCAGTCTTGAGTTCTGCGTAATCGTCTTGAGTCTTCTTACGGGCTTTGCGGATTTGCTCTTGACGGTCATCCTCGTCAACTTCGTATCTTCCAAGAGAATAATCTTCCACGTTTGCTCCTTTCACGGCTCCGCCGTGAACTCTTTCTAATGATTTAAGTGAATAAGCATTTAGTATTAAATTGCTATTCTGCTCATACTGCTGTAACAGGAGTTCCGTTTTGGGACTCCCATCGGTTAAGCGGGATACGGTCACGAACTTGCCGTTGACCGTCTCGCGGGTGGTCGAAATCAGACCCACCTCACGGAGCTCCTTCAGGACGGAGAGGAATACCTTCCGCCCTTCGGGGAAAACGCGGGAAAGGCTCTCAGCGCTTATATTAGCCCCTGAACCCTTTAGGTAGTAGTAGACGCCTAGGGCGCGAGATGTAATCACGCCTCGTCGCCCTTAGAAGGCGTTTCTGGGGCACTCTGGAGCTCGGCTACGACCGCCTTGGCGATAGCCTTAATGAAAGCCTGAATCCCATAGTAGATATCATCCTCTAGGTCAGGTTCCTCTTCGTCGTCCTCAACCTCTTCGGCCTCTTCAAAATCATCATCCTCAAGGGGCTCTTCTTCGACCTGCTCGGCTTCAGGGATTTCAACTGGTTCGGGCGCGCTAAGGCTACCATCGGCTACCTTAATCAACATTAGGCCTTGAGTGATATCTTGACTTTTAATCCCCGCGTCTTTTAGTAAACGGACTCGCGGGGGCTGGGATTCATCTTCGTCGTCCCAGATAAATATGGCTGTGGCTTTCTCGCCCTTTACAAAGGCTACTGCCTCAGTAAAAGTATCAATGACGGGGTTGAAAGTGAACCCTGTTGTCAAACCGTCAAACTTAGCGTCAGGGTGAGCAAAGACAATTATGTCCTTGCCTTTACCCCTTGCTAGTTGAGCAATGAACACTTGCCCTTGGCTCGGTGACTTTTCGTACTCAAGTACGAATACAAGTTCATCTTTTGCTGCGTAGATATAGTCTTCTAGAAGGGCTTCGACATTTGCCCGACTTGTGGTACCTCTACCTGTTATTAATACATAGTGCTTGTCCATTGGACCTCCTGTTAGGGGAGGAGAAGACTAACACAGGATTTTAGACTTGTGTATTTCTGACTATAGTCGCGTGAAAATTCGCCGTTTTTTCCGCAATAGTGAGGAAAGTTCTTCCTAGAAACGCCCCAGCCATTATGTAAACAATGTGCGCTCTCCACCCTGGGACCGTGACAAGAAAACTTGTTGCAATGCTAAACACTAATACAAAGCTAGTGTTAACAAGCACAGGATTAACGAACATAGACAGAAGCTGAGAAACTCCTGAGAATAGAGCTAACAAGAATGCAGTGGACAGGCTAATCAACATTAAATTAAGCATGCTTGTATCTTACTACGTTTGTGGCTGTGCTAGGTAAAACGCTACCGTAGACCCCGCATTAATCTGGTTAGTGATATTGGTACCTAGTAGACGCGTTTGTACGCTGTAACGATTCTTGTAGAAATGGCTTCGTGCTCCATTGACCACGTTGCCTTCCCACATAAAGTCATAAGGGAGTAGCCCTTGTCCATTAGAGCCATCAAAGTATGGTAAGACCAATCCATTATTCTCGAACAGAGCCTCATCAATAGCGATGAAGTGTCCTGTGGTTGTGCTCCATAAAAGTTGAACTACAGCGTAAGCGGCTGTTGTTGGGGCCGTGTCCGTGACGTAAGGGCGAACCCAGTTACCAATACTTAGAGCGGTTGATACTCCAAGAGAGGTGCCTATCAATGTTTTAGAAGAGTTGTACCACTGTATAGCTAACTGAACGTTTTCTGCGGTGGATAGCGATTGCGCGCATACGCTGAACGAGTAGGACGTTCCTGGATAATAAATAGGCATTAATTGAGAAGCAGTTGCCCCGTCCCAAGAGGACACCGTAACGCTAGGCGCTGTTGCTGTAATCTCTAAAGTGTTTCCTGCGGTGTACACAAATCCCGTAGTTGTTGTTGTTGCTTGAGAAGGAGCTCCCGTATTAAATGTAAAAGTATTATTTGTAACAGAAGCCACAGTCTGAGTCCCATTAAAACTTGAAGGAGTTACCCCAGAACCAGATATTCCAGTTAAAAATACAGACTGACCTACTGTAAATGTATGGTATGAAGAAAGCGTTACAGTAGCTACTCCCCCTGCAATTCCTGTGGTACTAACAGCAAATTCTGGTGAGGTAGGCTCTTCAATGCTATTAATAACAACGCTAGACGCGTTAGTTACCGTCCAAGGAGTTAAAGGAGAAGCAAAATGTGGATTAATAAGCTCGTTAATACGATTAGCCTTTAGCACGATATGAAGTTGACGTGCCTCATCAAAAGTACTCCCAGCAAAAACAGCAACAGGTGAACCTGTAACGGTGCCCACACCTGTTGCTAACGTGCTTGCTATAGTGAACTGTGTGCTTGTAGCACTAGTTATTACTGCAGCTGTAAAATTAAAAGATGATGTGAGCATTCCCGTGATGTTTACTGTATCCCCAGCTACAAACGTATTAACCGCTGTATACGTTACCGTGGTTCCGTTTCCAGAAGCCGCCGTGATAGGTACGGTTAATCCAGCTACTGTGGCCGCGGGTGCCACCTCAAATTGTGCCGCATCAATGTAGTGGTGCTCATTAGTTGCTGACCCACCAACGCTAGCAATAGATAAGCCAGGTACTGCGTAATACGCTTGAGTTAATGACGTGGATATGGCTTGCGCTGTAGCATACGTAGGAGCAACGCCATTAACTATAGGGCGGTACGAGCTAGAAAACAGTGTCCCAGTGTCTGTTATTGCAGTTCCGCTTGTAGAAGAAATGTATTTACCAAAACGGTCATACCACTTAATAACAGGGGTTACCGCTCTTGCGGTCCCGCCGTTTGCTACATAAAAATTAAAAGAGTAAACAGTTCCCGCAGTTACAGGTATGCCTTGGCCGATAGCGTCGGAATCTCCGCAGTAAGCAGAAATTGCTTGAGCGGTAGCGGACATGTTGTATAGCGCAAGAATTCCACCTGTCTTGTTTGGAAACAGACTAGGGGCAGTAGGCTCTGACCAAGGAATAGGGTTAGGATGTATTTGGCCGTATGTGTTAGTAGCTAAGTTATAACCGCTTGTAGAGGTCACATTTGAGGCGTAAGACAATGCAAAACTAATAGAGTTAGTTTGGTCAATAGACGTAATTACTTGAGGCACCGACTGATTAAATAAAGTGGCAGGCAGTCCTGTTACTGTTATGTAATTTCCTACATCATATTGATGAGGACCAACGACAAGTGTGGCCACATTTGAGGTTAGAGAAACGGAGGTGACGTTTAATGTACCAAGCCAGTCCATGTCTGAAGTTCCATCTGAAGAAACCCAGTGTCCTGTGCCTTCTTCAGCAGAAGAGTCATTGTAGTCCAGCATTAAATTGTGACCCAGTGTTACCCCAGTAACATTTGGGTTAGGCGCTGTAGAAGCCGTAGGAATTGCATAGCCCGTGAAGTCTTTAAGAAAAGCGGTAAGCCCTTGTTTACTTCCTTTTTGCTTATTTAATGTAATAGCGTCTCTAAGAAGAATACGGTTTTGCTGAAGACCTAAGGAGCCTTCATAAGTAAATCCAAATTGATTCATTAATGTTGGTACTAGGTTACCGTTTACTTTTTCGATATTGTACCTACGGCGTAAAAGGTCAATGCTGTTTTGCATGTAATCAAGCTGAAAGCCAAAGTTAGCTAAAAAGTTATATAAGTCTTGGTTACTCCAGTCCGCCGTTGCAGAGGACGGGTCTAAAATCTTATAAATATCTGGAATAGACCCATACAAACGGTCTGTGTATCCAGCCTTGGTGACCGCAAATCCATAAGCGGTTCCCGCGTTTACCCATGCGTATGAATTGGTAGACGCTGTATACACGTAGATAAATAAAGAATAGTAAAAGTACCCACCACCAGATAGCCCTGTGCTATCTATAAAAGATGTTGGGTTAGTGTTATCACTACTTACTAGGACTTGGGTACCATCATACGGATTAACTGGAAAGCCGTATTGATTTCTTACGATTACTAAGCTAGCTATAGAAGTTCCTGCGGCGGCCGTCGGGGTAGACCACGTTAATTGTATAGCTCCATAGTTATAAGGCTTCGCTAAAAAGGTACCCGCAGAGTACGATGCTGTAGCAGCCGCGCTTCCTGAGTACGTTCCAAGGCCGTAGTAATCAATTCCGTAACGTGCCATTAGCTAGTAACACCACCTGTAGCAGTGATATTTAAGCTTCCTAGTGTGAAAGTACTGGAGTAGGAAATCATAGGAATTTCACTAACAGCGCATACTATATCTTTAACTGTTAACGCAGTTACTGCACCACCAGATACTGGAGTAGAGCTCACAGGGCTGGCGATAAGGGCATATGAGAACGTGTTACTTGTTACCGCAGTGACTACATAAGTTCCGTTGAATGTGGCATCTACGTTAGTTACCGACACTGTTTGTCCTACGGTCAAAGTATGGGTAGTAGACGTGGTTAGGGTTGCCACAGAAGATACAAGCTGCTTGTTATTAACCACATAGGTCTGGTCTGCATCTGCGCGTACCATCTTTGTAAGGCTTTGATACGCCACACCAGGGACTGCCGCTACCGCGTTATAAAGACTTGATACAGAGATAGTTTGATTAAAGTAAGTGTTATCCACAAAAAATAAGTTGTTAATAGCGGTTGTAACCGCTGTTTTAACTGCAGATTGACTGTAAGTTGGATTTACCGTAATGTTTAAGTTAATGTACGCGCCTACCCATTTAGGGGGTTGTACGGTTATAGTAGTGTTTCCTGGGGCTTTGTTGACTAAATAAGAAAGAACATTTGCGGATACCGTATTAAAAGTAGCGCTCGGCGTAACGTTATCTGAAGATACTCCAGGGTCTCCAGAAGGTAACATGTAAATAGTGATAGAAGAATAAACGCTAGCGTACGCTATAGCCTTTGCTACGTTAAGCACTTGAGTAGCTAAATACGCGTAATCATTAACCGCAACTGCGCGGTTGATAGAACGAATACTTAAAGGAGCGTTATAGCGAATAGAGTCATTGGATTCAGCATCCGCCCCCCCAGTTGCTGCTCCATCTCCCGCAGTTACGTCCGAGTTGACAGCGCTTAATCCTGTTGGAATAGCGTTAAACCCAGGCATTGTTAAAATATATTTAATCAGGCCTGTTGCTACGTTTCCAAGTACCCCACCACCTACTCTGTAGGTAACATATATGGTTGCTCCATTAGGTGGGACGCAGCCGCTAACTCCATCGCCAAATTTAACGTAGGTAATATTGTTTTCATCTACGTATGTTGAATAAACAGGGTCATAGCTACCATAATCAACCAAATAGGGAACTTGAGCGTAAGTTACGCCGTTAATAACTACGACAGTGCTATTATTGATAACAGAAGTGTTAGCTAATTGATAAACTTGTGAAGGATATCCATTGGAAATTCCAACGCTTTCGTTAGAAACAGTTACGCCTTGAGTTACTGAGGTTCTTACGGTTCCAGCAGTTGACCCCACTTGAGCAGGGACTGTTACCGCAGAGGTAACTTCATAAACTACTTGAGACGTCGTAGAATTTGCAATTAAGGATGTCGCCACTTGAGTTAATGCTGGAACAGTTATAGCGCTAGCGCTAGTGTTAGTAAACGTCACTAATGCCGTCGCTGGTGTAGCCAGCGTTGGGACGTAACCAAGCATTGTGGAGATATCCAAAAGGCTTTGTCTTTGAGTAGCAGTAGTAATCATTGCTTCGTTGGCAGCGCGGTCAATGTAATAGCTTAATAGGTCTCCCATGTAAGCAAAAAGCTCCAACAACACCACGCCAAAATCAGCGGGGTCGCGGTTAGTCCAGTTGGACGTAAAGTTAGGGATAAGACTAGTCATATCTGACAAAATGGCAGAGTAGTCTCTAGAGGTATAGTCTACCGATGGAACATAACTAGCCATTTATTGGAGCCTCCGAAAGTATTGAGCCTGTAGAGTCAAGGATAGCATTACGCAAGACCACGGAGTCGGTAGTACCTAACCCATATTGGTAGCTTACGTTTATATTTAATGAGTTATCTACAGGGTCTACGGCCCCAGTAACCTCTAAAAGAGTTAGATTAGGTAGCCAGGTTGAAAACCCAGCGGCAATTTCGGACTGTATTAAAGACAAAGCATTAGATGTGTTTTCAAAGTCAGCACCTCGCGTATTTGTCCCAAAATTTGGTCGCATAACCCGCTCCCCTACTAGCGACATAACTACTAAGGTCACTCGGTCTTGCCAGATTTTACGAATATCGGTCGTATAGCTAATACCCCCAGAGCTATTAAAAGAAAAAGGAAGAGTTATAGCGCTGTCAGAACTCATAGTTCAACTCCCATCCAGACTGGAAAATTAGGGTCTCCAGCAATGAACATAACCCAAACCTTTTGATTAAGGTTTGGTACTTTTTGATGTGTGGTCAACGTCACTGTATGGCTGTGTGATGAAGAACCAGTGCCCCCATCATTAACGGAACTTGTAGTGGTGGTCAGGCCGCCAGAGGTTCCATGGTCAGCGTCTACTACCACAGGAAGGCAAGGAACAGCCCAGTCTGTTTCATTATTGCCCAGCACCTGCGGAACAATAAGTTTAATTTTATATTTACCGTCTGGGTCAGCATTATTAGTGCAGACGCCTTCGTAAATTCCATAAAATCTTTTATCGTATTCGTCGTTCATCACTTTATCGTTCCAATAGAGGCTTGGGCGGTGCTGCGCGTAGGAGAGGAGCTTCCAGGCACTGTCAAGATAGGGTTAAGCGTAACGGTCTGTGAAATCCAAGTAGGACTAGATATAGAGTCGCCAGTTCTATTATTAAGTGTCCCAAATGTTCCCTTTTTCTGAGGAAGGTTGTATGGGGTTGTGTTTATTAAAGTGCTCTTGGGGGTAATAACCGTTTGCGTTACTCCTGGAATAATAGTTCTAGTAGGAGTAGCCGCGGGTTGAGTAATAGTCTGATTATCTGTCCAAGTAACCGCCGCACCTAAAGAGTCGCTACCCACAGTTAAAATTGTTGTGTATATCTGGTTATTGCGCTCTTTTTCGTAAATCTTGTGCTCTGTGCCTAAGATTGTCCAATAGCCCTCGTATTGAGCTCCAACTCCCTGTAGGTATACAGGCATATCTGGTCGAAGTAAAGGGTCTCCTTTAACTTCAACTGTAGCGCGGTACGGGAAAGAGGCTCGGTCTTCGGCCGCTTTAGCTTCGTGCTTAGCAGTATCGGCATTGTTAGCGACGATTGAAGTCTCATACTTATCAAAAAATTCTAAACTAGAAGAGCTTCTAGTTTTCTTATTTCTTGTAGGTTGCGTAAGAGATAAACCATTTATAGAGGGTCTATCTATACCAGACACAGCGGTAGCCGCTTTAGTTTCCTGTTCGTACGGTATAGATTCGCCAATCATTGGTTTAAAGTTGTAGATAGTAGAACCGCCAGGGTTATTAGACTCACGCATAATAAAGCGAGGCGCTTGAGAACGATAATTTGTATACTCATACAACATAGGCTGAAAGTAAATCTCAGTGTTTTCTGTACGTAGGCTGTAGCCGCATTGTTTAGCTAGACGAACTAACAGACCCCAGTCTGTGTGTCCCGCTTGAGACACCTGAGGGAACACGCGAGGGTGACTCACAGTAAAAGAGGCAAACTTATACTTTTTTGCCATTTGGGTAACTATAGCGTCAGCTGATAGTCCTTTATAAATATGTTGGCTTTCATTTTTCATAACCCACGAGGCTCCGATTACTGTTACTTCGGTTATGTTTTGGCCAGGTGTTCTGGTAGGTGAAACGTGGTGGACATATCCATAAAATGTTTTTACTGCCCCAGCGGTAACTCCATGAAACATCTGAAATTGCACAGGAGAACCCGAAGAAATTACAGAGTACTCAACGTTCCAATCTCTAAATTTTATGACCGCAACCTCATGCTTGTAACGGTTTTGGTAGTAATTAAAAGAGAGCACACTGCTTGGTGATAGCGTAGTGTTAGGAAAAGTTACTTTTAAATAATTAAACACGGGGCACCTTTAAAGAAGTTCCCGCAGGTATATTGTATAAATCATTTATTGCGGGGTTAGCCGCAGCAATTAACCACCAAAGCTTAGGTGTTCTGTAGTACTGAGTAGATATCTGGTCAATCCGTTCCCCAGCTTCATACACATGCTCATAGTAAGAAAGGTTGGTAAATACAGGAATGTTGTAGAAGATAATAGGGTTTGCATTTCCCGCAGCTTTTGTTTGCACAAAGTCTACTTTAGAGTACTCATATCTAGAGCCTTTATAGATAGCCATTAGTTGCTCGCTAACGTTGTGCGAGAGAACGCACTAATGCTAAGGGTTACTGTTGTGTCTAACGGAATCATATCTTCAGTAAATTGAAGGTGTTGAACATCTACCTGTGTTAACCAACCTACGTACGACAAACTATCAGGGTTTGGGCCAAATTTTATTGCTATAGCCGTTGGGGCTAAAAAAGCTAAATCAGCTGTTTGACGACCTAAGACGTTAGTAAAAGTAGGTATAGATGCGTTTCCGATGCCGTTGACCATCCTATAGATGTACTCTACGTCCGCCATAGTTCCGCGTTTTAACAGGTCAGATATTTGTTGTTCAGTGGTTTCAGCCTTAGATTTAGATTGAGGGTTTTTGTACGCTGCATACGAGCTGGCCATTTCACTTAATGACATGTTAGGGTTAGCCTTAAACGCCGCAAAGTCCATCACTCTATTGATTTGCGCGGTAACTTGCATGCTTTCCATGCCTGTAAACAAAGAGTTTAGTTGCGCAAATGCATCGGCTGATGATGGAGCCATCGCAGGATTATATGAAATAGAATTGCTTAGTGTGGTTGGGTTCCATAAAAATTGAAAACCAAATAAATTTTTGTCCGTAGCCGCTGCAGCATTGGATGTGGAAACTAAACCTTGCGCGCTGCTAGGGGCTGTGTCTCCCGCAGGCGGTGCATCGTAGAACCACATAGCTGCTCTACGAAGTCCGTGATTAAAGGACGCGCTGGTTTGCTTAGTCTTGTTATACCCTAAATTAGTGGGGTCTACTGGCAAACTCCATTTATGGGGTGGAAGATTGAATTGAATATTATACGGAGTATTTGCTTTGGCCGCCGTAGACGTTTGAGAAGAGGTTGCAGCGGCACTTGCTTTCGCAGCCGCTACTGCGCTAGCTTTTACTGCGTTGGTTGCCAATGCGGCAGCGACCGCTCTCGCCTTACTATCCGTTATGTTTGAAATAGATGAGACAGGTGCGGCTTGCCCAAATTGGTCTATATAATAACCTGGAGGTGGCGCAGCTACTTGGTTGGTTTGAACAGCAGCTACTGGAAATAAAGGGGCGTTAGCCGCCGCGGTGGCTGCGGCGGTAGCTGCTAATGCTTTATAAGAAGCTGCCGCATACGCTGAACTTTGAGGCATTTACTCACCCTGAAATCTGGGCTACGATACCTGAGCCCGCAAATAGTTGTTGTAGTTGACTTAGTAGTGCATCTGATGACTGATTTTGCGCATTAATCGTGATGCTAACCCCACCGTAGTTATGGTTATTAGTCGCATCTTTATTAAGAGATGCTGCGTGTGCGGCTATTTGCGCCTGCGTAGGTACTGCAGGGTTGGTGCTCGTTGCTCCACCGCTACCGTGGCCTGAGTACGGAGAATTTGGATTATATTTAGAGTTGCCCCCATGCGAAAGGTTAGAGTAGTGACCATTATCCCAAGAAGACTGCTGTAAAGCAGTAATCCATTCAGATTGAGATGCTTTTCCACCCTGCAACATTTTTACAAGGTTCGCATACCCGCGGGCGCCAGCGTTTTGACCTGTAAGAGTGCCCAGAGTTGCGTCTAATCCGTCTTTCCAACTCTTGTACGCCTGTACGCCTCCCCCAGCCATTCCAGTATTAAAGTTAGTAGACCCATTTAAACCATAGCTTGTGTTTAACGGATTAAAATGCGCAGTGTTTAGCCAGTTACCACCTTCAGCGCTCATCCATAGCTTTAGATTGGCGACGTTTTGCGCGTCTGTTGGCGCCCCTAATCCTACGAGCATAGCTTGAGCAAAATCCCCCGCGCTTACTTTATTAGAGTTCATCTTAGATAAATATGACTCAGCTTTAGCTACATTAGAAGTACCAGCAGCGTGCATTTGCAGGGTTCCTGCGTTCATAGCGGATAATATTGGACGGTACTTCTCAGCAGCGTCCTTATTAATAACAGCTTCGCCTGGGGTCAACATGGCTGGAACGATGTCCCCATCCCCTGTTCCAGGTACACGAGATGTACCGCCAGCAAACCCAGCGATGCCACCCGCAGCTACGTCTTCCATGACCGCCGCGGCAAAATCAGGCACATCACCTTTTGCGATGTCCTCCCCCGCTCTTACCATATTACCTTTAAGAAAGTTAAAACCTTTACTAAATAGATTTCCAATACCCTTTAGTAAGCCTGTACTTTCAACTTTCTTTGCGACTTTATTAGCGGCGTACGCGCCCGCAACGCTTGTGAGTGCTCCGCCCCCTATACCCTTTACTCCAGACATTAATCCGTTTAATCCGCCCAAAGCCGAAGTTAATTGTGGGACCATATCTGCAAATCTATTGAGTGCCGCGGCTAAGTCAGCAGACGCCGCATACCCAGCTGAAGTAGTTGCAGCCGTATTGGTTAAGAGTTCTGTTTGAGCAGCTGTTTTGTTAGCAATCGCATTAACTGTTCCAGTGGTTCCGCCCAAAGTTTTCATTTGATTACGGGTAAGGGAATCAATAGCAGCCCCACCTGTTTGAGCTTTAAGCTTTAATCCGTCTCCTACAAGTTTAATCATCATAGGGTCGCCGTTAAACATGCTACTAAGCATGTTGTATAGGCCATAACCTGGGGCTAAGGACATGGTTATGGATTCCTTATCCATATTCTTGCCACCGTTGTTCTTATTTAAAAAGTTCCATATTTGGTCAATCATTTGACCCGTAGTGAGCATATTACCGTTAGCGTCACGCATATTGATACCAATAGAACGAAGCATATTTACAGTAGTAGGGGCTTGAGCAGCTCCTTGAGCTTGAGCGGCACCTGCAAGACCCATGCCAGGTTCTAAATTAGAAATGGCTGCGGCACCCGACGCTAATTGCTTAAAGTTTTTTGCTCCGCCAAGCCCCGCATTTTGCAGAGCAATAATTGCATTAATTGCGTCCATGCTGCTGGTGGCTGTTCCTTGGTTTGCCATAGAGCGTTGCAAAGCATTTATTTGGCTTGTTTGACCTTGTAAACTACCCGTTATCCCCCCAGCCCCATTAAAAGCTACACGGTTAGTGAGGTAGTCCTGCATGATGGAGGTCTGCACGTTTGGCATGGCCATGCTAAGTAGATTAGACCCGTACATTCCGCCAAGCACAGCCTGCGCCCCAGCCGCAATCTTATTGTTAGTAGGCTTACCAGCGGAGTTATCCTGTGGTGTCTTAGGGCTTTGATTATTAGTTGGAGGGGCTCCGTTATTACCAGTATCCGTAGGAGGTGGTGGGGCTACTCTATTTGAACCCCCTGAGGTGCCCGTAACTCGCCCGTACTTATCAGCAATAAGAAGGCCACTAAAATCTTTGCTAACCGACTCAAGGCGGCTAGCCATCTTATCAATCTTAGGTAGAAGCGTTGTTTCGATAATGCTAGCTAAGCTTAGGAGGTCGTTCTTAATGTTAGTGACGGCTGTACCCATCTTGCCGCCAAGGCCAAAGGCCAGCTTGACGTCATCTTCCATGACTACCTCCTATTTCGTTTCGCTCGTTCTATCCAGTTGCGCCTCTCTCGCACGGATAATCCCCGTATGTCCGAGAGAGTCCAACCTGTAAAGTTTCTTGTTAGAAACTCGTACTCATCTAATAAAAGTTCGTAATCTTCTTTTCTATATACGAAACAAATCAACGAGGCTGATAGGGAGATTCATCTCCTCACCACATGCCTCGCATGCCTTCTTCACCTCCCCAAGGCGTGGGCCTGGGTTACGTTCAATAATTTCTTTTACAAGGTTTGCGCGGTCAGCCATACCAAGCTTTAGCACTGTGCTGGCTCCCATAGATGGAATACCGTTTACTGATAGCACACACCCAGAAAGTAGAATAGTGTTGAGTTCGGCAGATGTTTTTTCTGAGTTCTCAAGCAACTTCTTTTGAGTAATTCCTGTAGGTAGCCCCACAGTAACAAACCCTTTTTTCGTTTCTACATTCCAAGTTCGTTCCTCAGAATTTTCCAGCTTTTTAACAGGAACATCTTTATCTAGGTCTACTACGGTGTTCTGGTCTGTATCGCAAGCTGCGCATGTGACCCTGTATTCTGCAGTGCCACCAAAAGTAACACGACGAATGGCGATAAGAATGGCGTCTCGGTCTCCCGCAAGAAGCGCATCCAAGTCGTCTCTAGTTACGTCTTTTCCGCCAATCTTTACCAGACCTCTTTGAAGAAGAATATTAAGAGCTTTTCCTGTAGTTGGTGCGTTAGCGATAGCCTCTTCATCAACTCCGTTTAACTCACGAACTTCAGCGGTGTTTACCACAGCCCCGTCGAGGATAAATCCTCCAGGAAGAGTTACTTCTGGTCCGAGAGGAGCCTGGGTCTCTACGACCTGTTCTGGCTCCTCTGTCGCCATAGCTGCATACTTATTAATTAAATCAGCGTCTGTTACTACTACTGGTGTATCAGTTGTGCTCACGAATTATTCTCCTTAGGTTAATGGGCTAATCTTATCAGTTAGTAGTCGCTTGTGTTTTTACCGTCTGAAGGACTTCCCGTAGTATTTGTAAAGAATACAGAGATGCCCTCATGGACAAGCTGCATTGTTTCAAACAGAATCGCACCATTGGTCGCATCCAGGTCTGTGTAGTTAAGGCCAGTAATCCATGCGTTATGCACTTTAAAAGCCATTTGTGGGTAATCCACAGTAGTGCTTGTATTTGGGTGCTGATTGACATTAATGATTATGTCCGTACGGAAGTTTCCTGTTGCGCCCGCCGCAGTAGCGCCTGGGTTTGGGTTAGTAACTGGGTTATATCCCGCAGGAAGGCCTGCGCCAGTTCCAGCTGAGAACAGCCCGCGCATCCACACCATAGCTTGGTCATTGCCTAGGATTACTCCACGGCTAAAGCTAATTGGGTTGAATGTAGTCATACCAGGAATCTGGTGAACTGTGGTGTTCATTCCACCTTCGCGGTACTGGATAGCTTGGGTATTAATAGACAAACCAGAGATTGAGCTGAATCCTCCAGTAAAACCTGTAGTGATTTTAGTGTTGAATGTTGCGTCAGCCCCTGCCGCAGTAAACGTAGCGGTGAACCTAAAACCGCGTAAAGGGTCAGTCGCTAGGGTTGAGTTGAAGTTAGTATTTGTTGGCATTAGTTATATCTCCCTTACGCCGTAGTAACGGTGGTTCCACCGTTGAACTGACCGATATTGATGATGATGAATTCAGCTGGACGCTGCAAAGAGACTCCAACTTGAATATTAACAAACCCGTTATCAATAGATGACTGTGGGTTAGTGTCTGAGTCACACTTTACGAAGAAAGCGGCTGATGGGGTATTTCCATATAGACCGCCTTGACCCCAGAACTGATTTAGGAAGTTTCCGACTACAGAGTTAATTCGGTTCCAAAGAACTTGGGTATTAGGCTCAAAGATAGCGAACTGCGTCAAGTCAGATAAAGATTTTTCCAAGTAAGTTAGGGTTCGACGAACGGGTACGTACTTGTCTACATATCCCTGCTTTAGGGTACGAGCACCCATAACTACAAAGCCTGAACCTGTGATGTAGCGAATTGCATTGACAGGCACAGTTCCGTTGTTAAGGTTACCAAGGTCAGTGGTACTGAGTGATGGTACAGAAACTACGTTAGACAGACGAGCTTGAAGACCAGCTGGAGCCTTGAATACTCCACGAGAAGCGTCTGTGCGGGCAAAAAGACCTGCGACAGCTCCACCCGCTCCGACAGTCTTAGTTGCACCTGTAGGTGAACCAACTGCGGCTGTTGGGTCAGAGATTGTAATTTGTGGGTAGTAAACCGCTCCAGAGGATGTTGCGCTGTAAGTTGCCGCAAGAGCCAGCTGGTTGGTGGCGGTGTCGTTGATTCCATCAATGATTACAAAGACGTCGTTAGAACGAGTAGAACCTGTAGCGTAGGCCAGAGCTAGGTTGACTGTTGTTGCGTCTGTAAATCCTGGGATATTTAGGATTAGAGTAGAGGCAATAGTGTCAAACAAGCTAAGCGCGCTTGAGATGTTAGCAGAAGATACGTTGTTGTTGTCGCTACCTCCGCTGAGAACTACTGGGACTAGATTGGTATTTGTTCCTGTAACCGCTGGGTTGCTGGTTGGGCTTCCAGAGATAGAGAGCAAGTCTGTAGCTGTAATGTACGCAGAGTTCTGGTTGATGACGGTTACAGCATAACGTGCATCCGTAGACTTCATGGTTACGTCAGTCCATTGCTCAACAATGTATCCCGAGGTAGTTCCGCCTAGGTATACGATTACGTTAAAGTAACCTGTTGAGAGGCTGTCTTGGATAGCAATATAGAGGTTATTTCCCCAAGTACCTGAGTTATTAGAGGCAATCGTAAGGGTTTGAAGAGGGCTACCTGCGCGGTCGCTGAGTGTACGAGTTGCTACTGTTGGGTATCCAGTAATAGCAGTAGCCGTTGCTGTAACTCCAGTAAGGTTAGTTGCTGTAGCAATACCTGTAACTGTGAAGTATGTGGATGTCGCTGTTGCGATAGTAGCGCCAGATACGTTCCACGCAGAGTTAGCCAAACCTGTAACCGTAACTGTTTGACCAGAGGTAAAGGTGTTGTTAGCTGTGTAAGTTACAGTACCGCTTGAAGCAGATGTCCAAGATGCGGCTGTAACAACTGCAGAGGTTGTGTTACCAAGTACGCGTGTGATGTACGCCTGAGTTCCGCCGTTAGCGAAGAAGAGGTATACAGCGATAGGCAAGTTGTTGTTCGAGATGGTATTCCATCCGCCAAACTTGCTTACGTATTGGCTCCAAGAGGTTACCAAGGTTGCTGCGGAAGTTGGTCCGCGGTCGCTGGTGCCGATAAAGGCTGCGATTGAGAGTGAAGCTACGCCAGGTGTTGGCGCATTAGGGTTTAGCGTTTCTTGAACGTACACCCCAGGGCGTGTATAAACGGCCATTAATGTATCTCCTTATTGATTATCGTTGTTGTCAGTTTTTAACGGGATAGTAGCCAGACGGAATGTACGTAGTAGTGTCATTGATTGTTACAGATTGAACAATCTCTGAGGCAACCGCATCTGCCGCCAAAGGCGACATCTGACTAGTTACTCGGACTGTCAAAACGTTTCTAAGCAAGCGGCGGTTTCCAGTTTCACCTTCAACGGCGTCTCGCTTTACAAATCCATCAAGGAACATAGAACGACTTACCGTAAAAGTTCCTAGTTGATTAGGTACCTCAAGGTGTCCGTACTTTGATGGAAACTTATTTAGCAGCTGAAACATAATGGCGCGGTCATGGCGCGGGTGACGAGAATAGGACGTAATTTGATACACAAGGTCGTACGCCACAGGAATCTGGTATTGATATTCAATATTAGATTGGGCAGCGATGGTTCCTTGGTAATCAGTATCCGTCAATAGACCTGAGCTCTGCCTGTCATTGCCCGCGTTGATATCAATTAGGTCAAGGGTGATAAAAGGAAACACCTGGTCTTGGACTTCCACGTCTGGGTAACCAAACCAAGTTTTAACAGGGCGACTGGCGTTTTTATCATCAGATACCGTAATGCCAGACAACCAGGTCTTTAGAGCCAAGTCTTCAGCAACAATAAATGGATTTCCCATTAGAGTACTCCCATCAAATCTATTAGTGGGGCTAGAGCTTTTTCTTCTAAAATATTTTGGATGAGCTCAGGGGCACGTAAAAGGAATGGGCGTATTGCCGCGTTAGGGGTTTCACCTGGGCGTCCGTATTCAAGGTCTTCAACCTCTTGCTTGATATCGTCTGGGTAATGGACTCTAATAGTTTCATCAGAGTCTACAATTACATTCAATTTAAATACGATATCTTCAGGCCAGCCAGATTTAATAGCTAAAGACTGAAGGAGAGCATCAAGGGGTCTTACTAGCTCAAAGGATGTGCGCTTGGCTAGCGCATTAAATTCAGCGCTTCTTGAGTGCATGCTTCACTGCCGTTGCTGCTACAAATGCTGCACCCCATGCGTTAGTTTCATTCTTGGTTGCCTGTTGAGGGACGTTCTCGACGATAGCCTTAATGAATTCAGCATCAGAGGCTCGGTCAATACGGTCAGACATGGGTAATCTCCTAAGAGAGCAGCAAGAGTAAATCGCAAGGTAGTGCTTAGTCCCCGCACGGGAACTACTATAAGAATAAAGCAAAAAGCGCCCTTGCGGGCGCTAAGTGCTTACTTCTTTTTGACCTTCTTTGCCAACGCCTTGTCCATCTTGGCATCTTCCTTAGCAGATGGCTTCTTCTTATCCATCTTCTTGTCAGCCTTTTCAAAAGCTGACTTCTGCTTTGGGGTCATGCCTTTCATAAGCTTGGCATCTTGCTTCTTATCTTTTGCCTTGTCGCGGCATCCGCATGTAGCGCACATGGTTACTTACCTTTCACTTTGGGGGTAGATTTCTTACTTGTTCCGATAGGCTCGCCTTTACGGGCTACGCGAATGCTCATCGTAGGATTGCCATAACTCCAACTGGGGTGGAAGCCGCGCTGGCAATAACCCACACTTGGTCAGTTGGCGTCAAGTCATCTAGAGAAAGGCTGGCGCCTGTACCTAGTTGAATACCGTAAGCAGATGAAGTGACAGTGTTAGACGTTCCTACATAGAGGATGTTGCTGGCATGGTTATTTTGAACAACAAGGGTATATCCATTGGTAGCTCCAGTAGATGGAGATACCTGAACAGCGGTTGTGCCCACTGTATAAGGGGATGATGCAGCTGATAGTGTCATTACTTATCCTTTGATTTAGAGCGGGCTGTTGACTTTAGTTTATCAGGAAGGGGCTTATCCTTTGGGGTATGTTCTTCCCACTGACCAGCCATGCGGGGATGGGTAGCCCACATCCACTTTTCCTGGGCTTTAGATTTGAATGGCATTGCTTCTCCTAGTTGGCGTAGGCGCTGAACTGAGGGTCGTTGACCATTTCTTCAGGCATAACCTGAACAAGGTCTAGGGTTAGTAGAACAAACGTCTCAGAAATAATACCCCGTTGCTGGGCACTTACTGGACGAAACACTTCGTTTTTCCAGATAACTCGGCTGCGGTCTTGGAAGTCTGGGCTCAACATGGTGCCTGGGGCGATAAATTCAATATCATTAGAGTTGAGAGTTAGATGCAGAGTATCGGCGTTGTAGAAACCAGCTGTGGATGTCTTGGAGCTACCTTGTTCAATCACAGCTCTGATAACTGGGATAGTGAACGGCCCAGTCCATACTTTTCCACCAACTCCGTAGCTTGGGTCGTCTCCTACATCGTAAATTGGGTCTTTAACAGAGTTAACCGCGTCAAAGATATACCACTGAGCCGCTGTTCCTACAGGGTTCTTCAGGTCAGCATCTATGCCTTGGAAGATAGAACCGCGTTCAAAATCGGAGTTGAATCTTCCGCCAGGTGTATACGGCTTGCTCATTAATTATTTTTTGGGGGACGGGGCTCTGTAATGCCGTGGCGTTTACGAGCGGCTTCGTTACGGATTTCGCGCATGTTGCCCATGCTGAACGCTGCGTCTTCATTGCGTTCAATCATTTTCTTTTCAGCTGGCTTCTTATATTTATAGCCTACTGATAAATCAATTTGAGTTCCTTTGGCTTTAGATGCCTTATTTTTCTTATCGTACCAGCTGCCCATCATGGCGCTAGGGTTACTCGTCTCTCCCTTTAAACGATTAAAATGAGATGCAAACTGGCGAGGAGTTAACGTGGATTGACCTGGATTTTCATAGGCAGTGTCTACTGGGCGACCTGTATGTTTAGAGGGCTCTTTACCAACGATATACATTTTGTCCCCAGGTTGTGCCATCTTCATAGACTGAAGGTTCATAGACGCGCCGCCATAGTTCTTGGTGCTATCAATAAAGTCTTGCGCCTCCTGTGGACGACTGGCTAAAAGCCTAGTGTCTTCTTTAGACGGGGCTGACGGGGCGTTCTTGACCCAAGACATATCTTCGCTCATGGTAATATTCTCTCGTGCTTACGCACATAAATCAGGATAAAGAGGTCCCAATGTCGGTTGATGTAGTTGCTGTGGATTTAGACCCTATCCGCTGGGCTGTATATTGTGAACTATGCTCATCCTATGTCTCTGAGCCTACTGAGGACGAATGGCTTGCCGATACCTTGTACGAATCACATTGTGATTTTCACGGCCTAGCCGCAGATGATTTAGAGTGAATCTAGTTCAGCGCGCCGTCCAAGCTGGCGGAAAACTTGCTCCGATAGTGATACCTAAACGTTTTACCGCGGGTACGGGTCTGATGAACCCCTCTGTTTTTGTAGACGAAGACGGGGAGATACTTGTTAATCTTAGGCACGTAAACTATGCCCTCTACCACGCAGAACACAAGCAACGTTTCCCTTCTATGTGGGGGCCTTTGGCTTACTTGCATCCTGAGAATAACCTGCGCTTAGAAACCGAGAACTATCTTTGCCGCCTCAATTCAGAGTTAGAAATGACTGATTATTGCTTGGTGGACGTGCTCAACTTGCACGAGCCCATCTGGGAGTTTCTTGGCCTAGAGGACGCCCGCCTAGTCCAATGGAAAGGCGTTTACTATTTGATTGGCGTTCGCCGCGATACTACAACAAACGGTCAAGGGCGCATGGAATACAGCACCATCTCTTTGAATAAGGGAAAATGGGAAGCTAGAGAGGTGGCGCGTAAGCGTATTGCGGCGCCCAATGATGACTCCTCTTATTGTGAAAAGAATTGGGTTCCCGTTATAGACCAGCCATTTACCTTTGTAAAGTGGACTATGCCTACAGAATTGGTGCACGTACTCCCAGATGTTGAAGCCCCTACTGTGCAGGTTGCGTTAAAGCAAACACCGCCTGCTCCTTTAGACCAAAGAGGGTCTTCACATGTATTTGCTTGGGGAGATTACTTAGTATCTATCACGCATGACGTAGACCTATTTAAAAATTACTTAGAGCAAAAGGGAGCCGTGTATAGGCATAGGCTTTGTGTTTGGGATAAAGACTTTAACTTCTTAGGGCTGACCAATCAATTTACTTTTCTAGATGCCTATGTAGAGTTCTGCGTTGGGGCGGCCGTCTATGGGGAAGACCTACTAGTTAGCTTTGGATTCCAAGATAACGCGGCTTTTATTCTTAAAGTCCCTCACTCTGTAGTAGATGAGCTTGTCCAGGAGGCTTTAAATGCAAATTGAAGAGCTGATAGTAAAGTTATCTGAAGACCCATTTAATCCAGATATAAACTTTGCAGTAGCCCGTGAGTATGAAGAGCTAGAGCAATACGCCTCCGCTGTATCTTTTTATATGCGCGCCGCTGAGTACGGGGCAGATGTTGACGGGTCCCTCACAGTGTACACATCGCTTTTGAAGTTAGCCCGATGCTTTGGGGAGCTGGGTAATAGAGACCACACGGTGGGTACTTGTCTGTTTCAAGCGGTTGCTTATATGCCAAATAGACCAGAAGGGTACTTCCTGCTGTCCCAATCTCTTGAATATAAGAAGTCTTGGCAGGAGTGTTATACCTGGGCAAAGATAGGACTAGCCGCCGCAAATCATTATGGGCTACAGCCCCTGCCAGCAGATGTTGGGTACTTTGGGTCTTACTGTCTTGAATTTGAGATGGCGGTAAGCTCTTGGTGGTTTGGGCAAAAAGATGAAAGCGCACGACTATTCACTGAACTGCGCAAACAAGAATTGGCCCCTATCTATAAACAAGCAGTAGAGGCCAACATGCGTTCACTAGGTATGGTTTGGGAATTTACAGATTAAGGAAAAGTAAGCCCAATCTCTGGCTTAGGCAAATCGTTTCTTGTAACTAAACCTTCAAACAAATCAGTCTCTTCCGCAAACTTATAGCTATCATTGCGTAGAAAAGTTGCCTCAAACACTTGAGGAAAGGGCGAGTTTCCTTTTATAGTTAACGGTATATTGTTATTGGCGTGAACAAATACGGGGGTATGCGTTTCGCGTAGATGGGTTAACGCATGAAGCATTTTCTTATAGAAGTCTTCATCTTCAATGCGGTCAGTGTCGTGGAACTCCACCGTAATCTGTCTAAAATATGTAAGGGTGTCCCGAGAGGCTTCCCCAAGTAAATCGTATTCGGCGCCCTCTACATCCATCTTTAGAATGTAGTCGTCACCGCCAGCAAACCCAGCAAAGTCGTCGTCTTCGTCATCACCAACCCAGCCGTCTTGAATACAACTGCCTAAGGAGGCGTGGCCGTTTTGTATGCTTCCCATCGTTCTCTTAAAGAATGTGGAGCGCTTTACTGGCTCTGGAAGCCCATCAATAGAATTATCGTACATATAGATATGGCAGGCTTTTTCCATAATATCTTTTTCAAAATCAACGTTGCCCTCAACGCCTAAAGATATTACGTGGTCTGCGCCATTTACGTCATCAACAAGGATATACCCGCCATCATGTGCACTACCGAGGCGGGTAAACTTTACATCAAGTGGGGTTTTGAGTTTGAGCGCATTCTTTATTGATAGAACGCGCTCATACATCTCAAATGTATTTCCTACGGAATTTTCCATAGGAGATAGTCTAGCTTAGGCTTGAGCTTCTGTCCAAGAGATACGACCAAGAACTGATTGAGCCGTAGAACCTACGTTGGTTACTACGAGTGTCAATGTGTCTGGGCCGTCAGCCCCAATGCCTCTAACTTCGCATTAGTAGCCGCCAACTGCGCCGTGAAATTAGCCTGAGCCGTAGCCTCTGCCTGTATTCTGCTCAACCCTTGCGACCGACTCTGCGCTCTGCTCATTAGTTACCTGCCTGTGGGATAGAAGACTCGGATGGGAGTGTGCTAGATGCCTGTTGTGCATCGTAATCTGTTTTAGTCATTGAAGTAAAAGAACCGTTTTCATGGTCTAATAAAACCATTTTGATTAGGTTTCCGTTGGTATCGACAATAATCGGGTAGGTGATAATCATTTTATAGTTCCGCACTAAATCCAGCATATGCGCTAACCGAAGGAGTAACACCTAAGAAATAAGAGGTTGTAGTTGTTAGCCCGCTAGAGACAAAGTTAATTGCTCCCATATTTTGATTTTGCCAATCGGTGTTAATTGATACACTGGTTAAAGATGGTTGCCCTGTAGTTCCTTGATAAACAACAAGAGAAGCAAAATCTAAAGCGGTAGGAATAATTCTCATTGTTACGGGGAATTTAATAAAGCCTAAACCCTGGGTAGTTGAGTAGGCAATAGCTTCACCTAGTCTAGTTTGTTCGCCAGGGTTGGCTCCTGTAGAGCTACTTCTGTAGTAATACCTCTGACACAGCCCCAACTCTCCCCCGATACTTCCACCAGCGCGAGAGAAGGTGGTAGCAGTAGAGCCAAGTTCTAGTTGAATACCAGTCGTACGAACTGTAACACCAGATGCTTGCAACGTGTCGGGGACAAACAAAACGCCAAGTCCTACGGCATCAGATGGGATAGTGGATTGAAAACTAAATCTTGTCCAAGCTGATGTTGCTGATGTTCCAATAGTTACATTGGAGCCAACTTGAGTTGTTACAGATGTAGCCGTATCAGTCGTATTGCTGTAATAAATCTGACCAACCCAATTACCAGAAAAACCGCCAGTAATCTTTAGATAACCAGATATGGTTACAACTTGATTTCTTAGCGGAATTACAGAAGTGCGCTCTAGGTAAGTTTTGAACTGAGCAAAAGAAGAAGATGCCGCAGTAACAAACTTGATTCCGTATTGAAATCCATTAGGCAAATCTGTTGTTTCTTGAGAAATTGTTGTGGTTCCAGATACCGAGTTATTCCATCGGTCTGCCGTTTGGTATCCGCCAGAGGTGGTTGAAGTACCACGCTGCCAAATGTCCATACCGCCGTTGATGATGGCGTTTTTGCCCGCAAACCCCATATTAGGGAAGTTATGGTTTCCGTTAGCATCAACAGAGGCGATAACAGTTCCGACAGAGTTTTTCCACTCTTGCAAATCAGCGGTTTGAGAAGCCAATCCTTGAAGTGTAAATCCAACTGAAGTGGTGGCGGCGGGATAAACTACTGGGCTAGTTCCAAAACTGCCTTGAATTCCTTGTGCGCCTTGAATTCCTTGTGCGCCTTGAAGACCTTGAAGACCTTGCGTTCCCTGCAAGCCTTGTGTGCCTTGAGAGCCGTTAGAGCCATTAGTACCTTGTGAGCCAGTAGCTCCAGTAGTTCCCTGAGAACCATTAGTTCCGTTAGTTCCAGCAGTGCCTTGAGCACCATTAGAACCTGTTGAACCAGTAGTTCCTTGAGTTCCTGTAAATCCTTGAAGTCCCAAAGTGCCTTGAATACCTTGAGCACCCTGCGTTCCTTGAGCACCTTGGGAGCCAGTATTACCTAAGAAACCTTGAGCTCCTTGTAATCCCTGAGTTCCTTGGGTACCTTGTGAACCTGCAAGCCCTTGAGACCCCTGAACTCCTTGAGAGCCTAAAGTTCCAATAGTTCCTTGTACACCTAATGAGCCTTGAATACCTTGAGTTCCTTGTGCGCCTTGCGCTCCTTGAGCACCCGCGTTACCAAGATAACCTTGCGCACCAGCAGTACCTTGCGCTCCTTGTAATCCTTGTGTACCTTGAGCGCCTTGAGCACCTTGAGCTCCAGCATTACCAAGATAGCCTTGGGCTCCGCCTACACCCTGCGTACCTTGAAGGCCTTGAGTGCCCTGCGCTCCCTGAGCGCCTGTGTTACCTAAATATCCTTGAGAACCTAAAGTTCCTTGTACGCCCTGGGTTCCTTGCGCGCCAGTAGAGCCCGCAGTACCAGCAGTACCTTGAGTACCACTTAATCCCTGAGCAGCTGTCGCTCCCTGTGAGCCTGTTAAACCCTGAATACCTTGAAGGCCTTGTAAACCCTGAGTTCCTTGAGCGGCTTGTGCTCCTTGTAAACCTTGCGTCCCTTGAAGGCCTTGAACACCTTGAGCGCCCTGCGCTCCAGAAAATCCTTGTAAACCTTGAGCTTGATTGAAACCGCCACCTTGAAGACCCTGTAAACCTTGAACGCCTTGAGGTCCATATGTTGTAGAGACAGCCTGCCAACCTTGACCTGTCCACTTCCACGTGCGGGAACCAAAAGTATATATTTGATTAAGGGAAGGATATGCGGGGAAATCAATAGCCACTTGTATCTCCTATAAGAGCATTAATCTCTTCTTGTGTTAATCCTTGCGCCCCAACTACGACAGGCAACCACTGCCCTGAAACTGTGTCGTAATACATTAACTGTGACATTTATTCTCCTGAAATAAGAGTTTGATTGACTAGCTCGTACCCACCCTGCCCACATTGAACGCATACAGTATTAACCTGTGGGTCATTCACATTGCGTGTTTCGATGTAGCCAGTATTACAACAGGTTGAAAGATATTCGTATCTGTAATTCATTATTGCTCCTTAGTAGTAAAGATAAACAACGCCATTGCCGCCACTGCCAGCAGTTCCAAGTGTAGAACCAGCTCCGCCGCCACCCCCACCAGAACCTCCGTTACCACCGCTGTTGCCTGAAGCGTTAGAACCTGCACCAGTATACCCAGCACCGCCACCACCGCCACCAAAAGATGTACCTGTTCCTGATGAACCAGTTCCACCTGCAAAAAAATCGCCAGTGCCGCCTGCTCCACCTGTTCCAACACCTGAAGTTCCAGCAGCACCGCCACCACCAGCGATAAGTCCGCGACCACCAGCATAGGCAGTTTGTGTGCCAGTTGCCGTTGCAACACCCGCACCGCCACCTGATGAAATACCAGCACCACCAATAGCACCTACGCCGCCACCTGCACCATAACCAACTGTGTTAGCAGCAGCCGTTGGAGCGCCTGTGTAAGAAACTGTTGAAGTTGAACCTGTAGAAGTTGTTGCTCCTGCGCCAGCGCCACCAACTGTTGAGCTCAATCCACCTGAACCACCACCTGCAAAAACCATTCCATAAAGTGAAGAATTGCCGTTAGCACCCGCAGCAGCAGTTGATGTTCCAGTACCGCCTGCACCGACTGTGACTGTGTTAGAAATAAAAGTCCAACCAGCAGAATACCCACCTGCTCCACCGCCACCGCCACCACCAGTAGTTTGAGTAGAACCAGCTCCGCCTCCACCAATAACAACTGCGTAAACACGCAAGATGTTTGACGGGATTGTTACGGAACCGCTTGTAGTAAAGGTTTGTTGAAGTTTTAGCCCATAAGGAGAATCGCTAAATGATGAGTTGTTATAGATAGTTGTTGTCATTTTATCTCCTAGTAGTAAAGGTAGAGGATTCCGTTGCCACCAGCGGTACCAATAGTGCCAGCACCGCCGCCTCCGCCGCCAAGCCCACCAGCCCCACCAATCGTTGAAGATGCACTTCCACCGTTACCTGCAACGCCACCGCCGCCACCACCGTTGCCAGTGTTTTGTGCGCCACCAGTGGTAATAGCACCTGTAAGGATGTTTATTCCGTTGCCGCCAGCACCGCCATTACGAGTGCCAGATGTGCTTCCTGCAAAACCTCCGCCGCCGCCCGTTAAACCATTACCGCCATTGCCCCCAGTATTTGTGCTTGACCCAGCAATATTGCTGTATCCACCGCCACCACCTGAGATGCCATTACCACCATTTCCTGCAACGCTGCCATTGGTAGTGCTACCGCCGCCACCACCTGCGCCAGAACCTGTGTTTCCATTTACGGGTGTGCTTCCAGAAGCCCCGCCATTGCCACTTGGTATTCCCCAATAATTAGTAGCCCCGTTACCACCGCTGCCACCGCCAAAACCTCCACCGCCAAGTGCGCCGTAAACGTTGTAACCACCGCTGCCACCGCCAGCAATAATGTTTCCATAACGGGTGTAACCACCTGACGAGTTATTTCCTCCAGCACCGACTACACAAGATGAAGTTGCTAAAGTCCAACCCCAAGAAATACCACCTCCGCCACCTCCGCCACCAAAACCCGAACCGCCTCCGCCACCACCGCCACCAACTGCGATTACATAGACAAATGTGATACCAGCAGGGATTGGAACAGTTGCAGATGGGTTTAGAAGTGATGAACCTGTTGCAGTTCCACCTAAAGTTCCGCTTGTCAATACTGTTTGTTGAAGCTGAAGTCCATAAGGCGCAATTGAGGAAGTGAATCCGCTTGGTGTAACTGTGTTAGTAGATGGCATCCACGAATTGACCTGTGAGCCAACTTCTCCGCGCTTAAATCTCTCTGCCATTATGCGACTCGGTTTACATAGCCTGAGATGTTTACAACGCTTGCTACTGAGGCGTAAGCATAAACAGTTAATGCCGAGCCTGATGGGGCAAGGATTAGCCCAGGAATTACAAGAGTTAGACCTGAGTTAGCAGGGATTACCTGTTGAATCTGGTTGAGTGTTGCAGTTCCACCAAATTGAATAGTAAGTGTGCGAGCCGCTGAATCGGTATTGGTGGCATAGAGCCACACTTCGTCAATGGCTGATGTGCCTGTTGCGTGGATAGTCGTACCAGTTGAGGCGGTAGCGACAACGGCGATTGGAACGCCTGTGGTTGCGGCTGATAACGCTACTTTGCTATAAGTTGCCATGTGTTCTCCTTAACTGAACATCTGTTGTGAAATAACGCCTTGGTCAGAATCATAGATTACCGTGTTAAGTAGTCCTTGTACGCCCTGAGGTCCTTGCAGACCTTGAAGTCCAGTTGTTCCTTGGGTTGATTGAATACCTTGAATACCTTGAATACCTTGAATACCTTGTGTTCCTTGCGAACCATTCGAGCCAGTTGTTCCGATAGTTCCTTGAGAGCCTGTGAAACCTTGAGTTCCCGTTGCTCCTTGGGTTCCGATGAATCCTTGTAGCCCAGTTAAACCTTGGGTTCCAGTAGTTCCCTGTACGCCCTGAACGCCTTGACTGCCCTGTAAACCTGTAGTTCCTTGGCTACCAGCTGTACCTTGAAGACCACTAGTGCCTTGAGCTCCTTGGCTACCAATCGTTCCCTGTAATCCCTGCGAACCAGCTGTGCCCTGACTACCTGTTGTTCCTTGAATACCCTGAATACCCTGTATAGAAATTCCTTGTAGTCCCTGTGCACCATTAGTACCTTGCGCACCTTGCATACCAAGGGTCCCCTGCGTACCAACAAGCCCTTGAGTACCTTGAAGGCCTTGAACACCTTGAGCGCCCTGTAAACCTGTTGAACCCTGTGTACCTTGAGTTCCGTTGGTACCAATGGCGCCTTGTAATCCGTTAATACCTTGAGTACCAGTTGTACCCTGTGCACCAGTTGTTCCTTGATTACCAACAAATCCTTGCAACCCAAGTAGGCCCTGCGCACCTTGTGTACCCTGAATTCCTTGTGCCCCAACAAATCCTTGAGTACCTTGAGTACCTTGGGTACCTTGAGTTCCTTGAGTACCTACGTACCCGCTTGCGGATACTTCTACCCACGCATAAGAATTTCCGTCGTATACCCATGTGTACTCAGAGCCAGAAGAAGAGTCAATCCAACGGTCACCGATAAGCGGGTTAGCTGGTGGGGTTAAACCAAAATAGATTGCCGCGTTAGGGCCTTGCACACCTTGCGTGCCTTGTACGCCCTGTGCACCTTGGATACCTTGAACGCCACGAGTTCCGCCTTGCCCAGTTCCAATAACAATAGGAATAGACGCAGGAGGAATAATAGTAATTGTTTGGGCTACGCAGGTGCAGCCAGGTCCTCCGTTATAACCACAGCCACAACTAGTCAAGGGTCACCTGCTGGATAGTAAATACTTGTCCACGCACGTAAGTTTGCTCGTAAGTTGAGTCTGTGGCTGATGTCGCTTGCAGGTCCCAGAAAGCACGGACAGGCATGTACGCAGTGTCTGAATTGGTAAGGGTAAGGCTAATCGTACTGACAGATGAGCTGGTGGAGAGTACAGTAATCGTGAAGGTTCCATACAGAGATGGCGAGTTAGGGTAGGTGCGAATCTGAGCTTTAAAGTTGAGTCCAGTAATATCAAATGGGAAATCTATTTCTGTATAGAATGAGTCACCTTGATATAGAACAATGTCTTGTACGTTGCAGTACGCAATGGGAGCATTGCGGCCCATGAGGTTGTTATTGATGTAAACGCGCTCTGGCTGGCGAGAGTCATCAACTTCTTGACCCATGTAGATAGGGATGTACTTGTTAGTTGTACGCGAGGTGCGGATAAGCGTACCCATTTCAATACGATAAAGACCCACGTTAAGCTGGGCGCAGAGCATCTTGTAGTTCTCCATGCGCTTTTCAATGTGCATGCTGAGCTGAGAGAACCGTTGTGAGCGTGGGATAACTACGCCGTCTGGGGCGGTAATGTTAATATCAAACGCCGCGTCGGTTGCCAAAGCCCAAAGGGCATCCACGATAGCAAGTACCGCGATTGGGTACTCCTCTACAGAAGGGATGGTGGCTACGGTTATCTGAGAGCCGTAGACGTCTGTGCGGTTAAAAGTATGCTCAACAATGGCTGTATTAAGAAAGATAGTGATGTCATCATCCGTAAAATAACGATAATGAATGCCACTGACCACTATAGAATCGGATGCGGCTGGGGGTGTAACAAAATGGATTACTCCAGTATCCTGCTCAAGGGTGTACCCAGCAGGGGTAGGTATGTTTGTGTTGGCTACAGTTACTAATAGAGTAGTGGGGTCAACAGGCTTATAGCCTAAGCTGAAGGTGGTTGTAGAGTCATCACCCGTCGCTGAGTAAGAAAACTGTGAAGCTTGGTCTCCAAGCTCAAGTCTTACTCTTGAGATTAGGTCAACTACTGTGGCCACTAAGAAAACTCCTCACATCAACATATCCAATGGTGTCGGATTTTTTAATAAAAGTCTGTACAAACGAAGAAGCGCCCCCGAAGAGGCGCCCACTTCTTTAGTTATCTATTAAATAACTCCAGCTAGACGACCTTTTTCCTTCAGGTGCTGTGCAACATGACGGGTTACCTTGTAACGCTGTCCTGCCTTAAAGCTGTATGTGTTTCCTGCGCCTAAGGTCATGTTTTCAACATCCTCAACAACGCGGATTTCAACGTAATCCTCATCTGGATTAGCGACTGTGATTACTTCATCTACAATCACGGTTTGACGCTCTGGAACTGTTGCGTCAATAACATTGGTCTCAAGGTCAATCTTTGCTTGAGCTGTTGCCATAGACATCTTGTTCGCTGCCTCTTGAGTAGCTTCAATGTTCTTAGCAGCTAGCTCTTCGCGCATACGACCCGTTACATCGGTGGGCTTTGCTTTAGCCATTTGTATTCTCCTAATTAGTATCTCGGTTGGATAAGGCGGGGGGTTCAACGCCCCCGCCCTTTTAGCTATTTAGTTGTATTAGTTGGTTTCTGACTGTAAGTACTTTACCGCGGCCTTTAAGGTCCTTTCGGGCACTCACTTTTAACATGCTGTACTGCCATAATAATAAGACCTCCTAGTAGGTCATTTGCCTACTAGGATAATCTCACCACTGTTTAGGCTAATTGGTTTCGGCTATGATGACGCTTTGGTCAGTGATAAGACCAAGACCGAAGATTGAGTACCAAGCAAGTGCGTGCTCACGACCGAAGTCCAAGATACCGCCATCGCGGAGCTCGACTGGGAGTGAGATAGCGTGACCGAAAGCGTTATCTCCAATGAAGATAGCTGAGTAGCGGTCGTTAGCTCCGTTACCTGTGAGGGTAGCTGGAGTTGTGTAACCTCCACCAGGGGTGATGGTTGGGTTAGCTACAGCTGTATCAGCAGTGTAAGAAGTACCAGCTCCACCAGCGACCTTGAGAACCTGAGTGGTCTCAATGAATACGCAGTCATACAAACGGCCGATTTCACCGAGCATGAAGTTTCCTGGAGCAGCGTACTTTGTGACTTCAATGAATTCAGGCATGTCACGAAGCTTGCGGCTTTGGTGTGGGTGAACGAAACATACATAGGTCTCACCGAGGCGAGGGATGTTCTTGGTTGCTAGGCTCTCAACAGCGTCCTTGACGGTGTGAGGAGTCATGTAGTAAGTACCTGTCAGTGACGCACGAGATGTACCCTTTGTTCCATCTGCGTACCAGTTGTTAACAGCGGTGAGCGCTGAACGGTCTTCACCATAAATGGTTGAAGATGCTTGGTAGAGAGTGTCGCGTGAGAGTTGGTCAAGATAGATAGCCATGTTACGGCCAAGAAGACGTGAGGCTGAAGCCATAACGTCATCGAATGATGCGTTCAAGAGAAGCTCAGAAACAGCAAGAGCATAACCATGCTCTGTTACTGTGATTGAGAACTGTTGAGCTGTAAGTGCGTTTGTCTGCATACGAACACCTTCGACGAGCGGTGAAGCAAAGCCGAGGTTGTTGTAACGCATGAAGTTAATCTGAAGACCAGGGGCTACGCCGAGTTCTGTCTTCTTAACTGCGAATTGCTCAAAGCGAAGAATAGGCATTGCTTGGAACAAGATTTCCTTGGACCAGATTGTCTGAATCGCTTGGGTGAGCTGGGTGTTTGTGCCTGAATAGGCTGTAGGTGACGCGGCAAGGTTACCTGTACCTGTAATTCCTGATGCCATTAGCTATGACTCCTTGTTAATAGTTTTGAGGTTGTGGGTTAGCCGAACAAACCACGGGATTGATTCCGAGCGGCAGGGCTTAGAAGCTTGTCGCGGTACTTTGCGTATTCGTTTAGCGGCATTGCTGCAATTTCTTGCGGCGTTAACTGACGTTGCTCCATATTGGTTTCGAGAGGTCCGTTAGGAGGCAAGGTCGCCCTTGTTCCAACTTGCTCTTTACGCTGCTGCTGGATAGCAGCTTGCGCATCTGTCAAAATGCTTTCAGACTGAGCCTTCAAATCTGCCAAGCTAGCTTCAAGCTCTTCACGGGTATTACCCTGAAGATACTTGAGAAGCTGTGGCATAACATTGTCGCCTTCAGCGTCAAGCAGTTGTTGCTTATAATTCTGCAAGTTTGCGAACTCTCGTTCACGCTCCAGAAGAGCGAAGGCCGTTTCGCGTTCCGAACGCTCACGTGCCAACTGCTCTTGCCACTCTTGCTCTTTAAGCTTTAGAAGTTCCTTGGCGTCCAAGTCACTTTCCAATTTAGCCTTTTGTTGAGCCTCAGCTTCTGCAGCTTCTTCTGCTGCTTGAGCTGCCTTACGAGCGGCTTTTTCTTCCTTCTCCTTAGCAAGAGAGCTAACTTGTTCCTTCAATCTTTCGATTTCTGGGTAAAGCTTGTCCTTCTCTTGCGAACGAACACGAGCTAAGTCTTCCTCAGTATAAAACTTTGGAGTAGCTGCATTCGTAGCAGTAGTGTTAACAGTAGGCGCGTCAACGCCCGACACATTTACAACTGGAGCTGTACCAGCTTCTGCTTCAAAAGCATTAGCCATTGCATTTGCAGTATCTGACATACTTATATCCTTTGCATCCTAGGGGTCGTTTTCCGAATGAGCCTAAGCTCGTAGCACATATGACCTAACGTTTATTAGTATCTTTATTTTCTCTTTATACTGCGAAATTGTCTGCTTAAATAGCATTATTTTTCGTAGTCTTGCGGGACCCTTCTCTGTGGGAGTTTGGTTCCGTAAGCATCAGTTACGAGGCGGGCGCGTACGCCTTGGTCACCCATTTGTGCGGCGATAGTGGCCTCGTCTAGTACGACAGGTTCAGTAGGAGTCATTGGTACATCTCCACCAGGAGCTCCAGGACCACCCATTGGGGTAGATGGAGCACCAGCGGCACCAGGCTGTGCGCCTGTAAGAGCCAGGATGTCCTGCTCAATCTGTGTTTGAATAAGTTTAAGTGCGCCATCAGCAAGGGCGTCATCTTGAAGTTCTTGACGAATTTCAGTGAGCTTCTCTGCTGGGAACTCTTCACCAAGAGAGCGAAGCGCTCCCTCTTTAGACTCAAGACCAAGGGACAACTTAGATTGAATTTCGTTAAGAGCAATCAGCTTGTCTAGTGGGAGTGGCTGTGGGAAGTGAACATATGAACGGAAAGTAAGGGGGTCGTTAACGTCTAACTGTGCAAGTTGACCTTGCTTTAACGGAGTAGTGCTTGAGTTAGGGTCCCAAATAAAGGTCTCAGGTTCTTTTAGAGCAAGATTTAGGAGGATAAGCTCATTAACACGCTCTAGTCCGTGCGAGTACTGAATAATCTTCTGGTGGTAACGGTTCATCAAAGGCTGGAATTGAATAGAAAGTGCAACGCCTGAGGTGTTAGAGATAGGTTGTGCTTGTCCAAGAGCAGTCTCTGGAACACCAATCATCTCGTGCATGGACTTCTTCATCATAGCCATGAACTCCATGGCTCCCTTTAGTCCTTGTGCTCCGCCTTCAAGGTTCTCAACGCGAGCGTCTTTTGGAAGTCCGCCCCATACTTTGTTGGCGCCCTTTTCTAATTGTGAGGCCTTTGCGCCAATGATGACCGTAACTGGTGCTGCGTGGTAGTTAACAATGTCAGCAATATCAGTGGCAGTTTCATTATAAGCGCGATTAATGTTAATAATGTCGTTGCAGTCGCTGAGACCCCAAGGGCTACCACTAATACGAACATTCGGAATATGAATAACAGGAATAGTGCCGAGCGGATTAGGGCGGGAGTCAATAAGCTCATCATTGATGTATTCCTCAATTACGTCGTCTGTCAGGATTTCTGTATAGGTAAACACCTGACGTGTGCCTTCTAGTGATGTATTACCCGTCCAATATGTAGACCCCTCTCTACGGGCAAACCAAATACCACCATCTACTGTAGGACACCAAATCTTTCCATCCTCTAAATATACCCTTTGGGCACTAGCTGACGTATAGTCAGAGAGGATGTGTCTCTTACTATAAACCTGTACTTTTTCATTATCTGATGTGATATTAGAACGAATACCTAGCATAGCTGCCAGCATTTGGAAAGAATCCTTACGACCAGCATCTAATTGAGTCCATCGGGTAGTTTTCTTATCTCCATGGGTTCTGCAACCGTCTGCATCTAATAGCGTTTCATAAAAGAGAGATGCTTGTTCTGCGGTCAAACTGGTTATAAGTTCTGGAGTTATTTCTTTATTAGGTGCCAAAGTATCTAATACTCCAAAAGTACCCTTACCCAGATAAAATTCAACAACCCCGCGAGGTTTAATAACTCCCTCAGAGAAACTGGCTCCTTTAGTATCCCTCCACCATTTAGCAAGAGTACGGATACGCTCTGTCTTTTCTGGATAAACTATAGAACTTTGAGATATTCTCCCAGAACGATATCCATTTTGGTTTGTATGGTCATTTCCTTCACATATGTACCAAGCTAACGTCTCTACAACTTCATCTTCTATCGTTTTAGTAGTAGAAAAAGCCCGTGGAGTTCCACCACCTACTATAATGCGACTTCCATTTCGGAGGTCCGAGATACTTGGGTCTCCATCTATTCCTATCTCTGTACGGGCGATTTGTCTCTCATAAGCTAGGGTGTCATTCCTACCTACTTGTTTTTCGACTAACCACCTATGATTAGGGGTAGAGACAGCATTGATGTGATTAGACCATTGAACCATATGCCCTGAATAATCATAGATATTTATTAGAGCAGATTTCCACTGGATTTCATCAGTATTAGGGTCAAGAGTAAGAATTTCATCCCCATCAACTAATTCATCATATCTCTTCCACCCAGAGCGTGTTAGAGCTTCTGTTTCAGTGTCTACACAACCCCAAAAGCGGTACTTGAGCTTAAAACGCACAAGACGTTCGCGGTCATGGGGGTGGAACTCTGGGAAACAGAAAGAAGAGTTAAGAGGGAGGATGCGGACTCGTCCAGGGTGTTGACGCCCAGCTGGGTCTACGTAGGCCTCTTCGTAAGCGACTTTAATAAAGCAGTCACCTGAGACAGTTCCTTGTTGTCCGATTTCCCATAGAACAGTAGCCTTATTGTTATCTACTTCCCATACGCGCTCAAGCAGGTCTGGGACAATAGCTTCGGTCTCTTTAGGGCTACGGAAGTTAACGCCCTTACCGAATGTAAAGTTAATTAGAAAGTCTGAGAATGCTCTGTAATAGTTGAGCATCATTTGGGTTTCGCCTGTTTGACGGCGATAAGAGTAGTGGTGGCCTAGGTACATAGCCCAGTTAAGGGAATAACGGTTAAGGCGGGGACCGTGTACTTCAAACTCTTCATCTGCCAATTCCACTAGTCCTAGTGGAGAAATGGAGATGGTTAAATCAGAGGATGCTGCGCGGTAACTCGGTGGGGAGAAATCCATACCGCTCACCTAATCACCTCTTTCAAATAGAAAGCTAATCTTACCATTAAAATACCTAAATAGATTTAAAGAAGGTTTATCTGAAATGCTCACCGCGAATAAGGTTTTTGCCGATTGGCTTAGTAACCTTTTTCTTAGCAGTTTCTTCTTTTTTCTCTTGCTCTTCGTGCGCGTAATCTCTAAAACGTGGGTCAATGTCTTTCTTAGATGGTACGAACTTTCCACCAAGCTGCTCATATCTGGCGTGAACCCAGTGAGCTGCGGCTGGAGACGGGTAAGTGCTGAACTTAGAACGAGCTTGAGCTGTAATCATGTTCCATAGCTTTGGGTTAGCGGGTTCGCCCTTAGGCCCCTGCTTAACTGACTTACCTGAAATAAGTGCCATCAATAATCCTTAGAAAACCCCCGCCAATCCCTGAGGACGGCGGGGAGCTATTTTTCTAACTTAGTCGTTAACGACTGCTGGATTGCCAGCCTTTTGGTAACCGCCGTTACGAGCAACTTCCTCGATACGGTTATCGCCGTGGTCAGCGAAACCGCCAGCAGCGAACTCAGCTAGGTAGTCTGGAGCTTCTACCCATGCAGCAGAACCAACGTGAGCGCGCTCACGCATTGTCTCTTCTGGAAGCTTCTCGAAAACGTTTGCATTGTGGTTTGGACGGCCTGGTGCTGGGATATAACCCGACATTGCGCCCTTTGTGAAGTCCTGTGGGACGTCAGTGTCTGTTGCAATTCCCTCTTCAAAACGAAGTGGTCCGCGTTGACCAGGTGTAGCTGGTGAGAACTTGCGGTCGTAAACTGTTCCTGGACGCTCTGGGAACTTTGGTTCTGGTGCTATTGCCATTATTAAACTCCTTATAGGTTGAGGTACCTCATAGAAAAGTGTGCTACATATTTACGTGTAAGTCAGCCTAAAGATATAACTATCTAAAGAATGGTGAACTAGAGACCTCTACTTGAGGCAGTGTCATATCTAAAGTTAAAGCGCAGGCGATAGCTAGGCTATCCGCGTAGTCGTCATGGGCATGCGCCTCATCAGGGGCTTTTGCCAAGAAGTTAGGCCCAGTAAACTTAGTTTCTAGGTCAGTCATCTGCTGGTAAAAGCGCTTCCATGTGCGCAATCTGCGAGTTTTAGCGTGTGCAGGCCACCCAATCAACTCTCTGTCAATGAGAGCTTTTAGGTGCTTCCAACGCTTTGACTGCTCTGGTTGGCTACTGCCCACAGCAAATACCTCAGCTCGGGGTAACAAAAGCTTTAAGCGTTGGGCAACAGCATCACCCACACCGTTGGCGTCTACACCCACGTACATAACGTCGTAGGCCTCTAAGAATTTAACAATCTGGAAGTACTGGTCTTCCCAGTCGTCACCCTGTAGCTCAAGCCAGTTAAGTACGCGGTGGTCGTAGTACCCAAATTCATCTGGAGTATCCCAGTTGACCCACACTACGGTAACAACAGTAGAGTCAATCTTACGAGCTGGGTCAATCCCCACAACTACTGGGGTTCTATGCCAAGCGCGCTGAATCTCCATAGAGGTGTCACCAAGCTTATCCATGACGGATGAGGTGACGAACATGCCTCGTTCAAGAAGCCATTTACAGTTATGCGACGCGAGGCCTTCTGCAATAAAAGTTTGAGTTGTAGTCTCAAGCGCAACGACTTCTTGTTCTCCAACAGAAGTCACCGATAGCACTAGCGGGTGCTCAAAGTCCTGCCCCACAAAATCATGGCGACCAATAGAGCCAAATGAATTAAGGTCCACTTTTTGAAGTAAACGCTCAGGACGAATTTGCCCTAAGAAACGAGACATCCCTGCTCGACCACCAGCAATATGAAGGACCGTCACATCATTGTTGGTCCCAGTCTCATGGCGTTCCCAGTACTTAAAGCCTAATTCGTCTAGGAACTTTCGCACTTTACCAAGCATCACGTTTTCACGTTGAGAGAACCCAAGCATTGCTTGCCGAGAGAAGTGACCTTCTCCGTCAAAGGCTGCGGATAGGTAACCTGTGCGATAGTCCTCAATGTGCTTCCACGTATCAAAGATTTTAAATATACGGTCGGTGGAAGTTAGCTCGTCCGTGCGCTTCCATACGGTGCGACGACCTGCGGTTGATACTAGCCATAAATGACCGTCAGAAGCCTTAACCACAGTGCCATCAGATAACGCAATCTCATAGGTAGGACGAAAGATGCGTTCCGCTTTAATTACAGTAGTTTCACGTATCTTACGATGTGCGCCCTTTGTTTGAGTTTCCTCGTCAAAGCCTACTAAAATATCCCCTACCTGTACTGAGCCTATTTCTACATAGCGCAAGTCTCCAGTAAGTACCTTGGTGTCTGGAGTAAGGCAGTTGTAACTCATCTGGAATTCATCAGAGTCCTCGCCAATGCGAAGCATCTCTTTCTTGATGTACTTGCCATAGTTAGGGCTAACCTTGGCTACATCTTTGTAATCCCATTGAAAGTGGTTCTGGCGGTTACGCGCGGTCTGCCTACGCTTATTAAACTGTATGGACTTGTAGAAGTTGTTCTTATGGGTGGTTGGAGTACCTGTTTTAATCATAGTTCCGTTATATGCAGCCAACATAGGGGAAATAGATTTAGAAACGATAAAATCATCAGCTTCTTGGCACTCATCAATAACTACCAGATGGAACGATTCTGATTCAATTTTAGCTCGTGGGTTCGCAGTCATCATTACAATACGAGAGCCAGAGTTCTTCAATTTGATTTGACGCTTTACCCCAGGAACCTTACCCAAGCTATCGTCAATCTCTGGGTCACCCAGAATCTCCAAGGCGCGCTCAGAAGTTAGGCGGTTAACCGTGCGCCCAAATAGAGTTTCAGCCTGAGTCTCAACTGGAGCAAACATACCTACCCAAAGGCCATGTTTATACTTGCCTAGCAGGTCTGGGTACATCTTTGCTAAGCGAGGTAGAAGTACCATTAGAGTAGCTACTGTATTAGCAATAGTTTCTGATTTGCCTGACTGACGAGCGGCCAGAGCTGTGATTTCCTCACCGTCATTGATGATTACAGACTCAATGATGCGTCGGGCAAGAGGTAGTTGGTAGGGGCGAAGAGCGTGTTCTTCACCGTCGTCTACGCCTACAAGGGCATCCATAAATTGGATGCAACGGTCAATGAGCTTCTTTACAAACTCTTTAGAAAGCTCGTCAAGCTCATCCTCCTGTTCTTCAGGAGCGGGTTCGCCCTCAATCTCGGGGTCAAACTCTTCGTCTTCTTCGTCTATTAAGTGTTCCATATGCCTCTAGTCTAATTTAGAACAAAAAGCCTGAGTTGTTAAACTCAGGCGTTCTGCTGCCCCTACGGGGAGAGGACAAGAGGCTAGGCTTAGTGTATCACACCAATAAGATTAGTTATTAACGCGTCATTCGATTGTGCAGTTCGTCAACCACTGCATGCAATGCTTCCGCGCCTTTGAGGGCTTCATCTAGATAAACGGCTTGTCTATTCTTTTGGTAGCTGGACATGCAACGCCCTACTTCATACAAGGCTTGGTCTACCCAAAGCTCAAGTTCTCCTGTTGGTATCCTAGAGATGCGCTTAGCTACTTTTTCTGAAAAAGGTTTAGTCCAAGGTTCTTTAGGCTTAGAAAATATCATCAAATAGTCCGTCCTCTGGCTTCCAGGCGTCTCTGCCTTTCATAGCCTCAGCTAGTATCTTATCTATTGTTAAATCGTCATCTGGATTAACTTTAGGATTATAGTACCAGAGGCCAAAGTAAAGGCCTGTTTCTGTGAAAGGGGCTCTGAGGACTAGGCACTTTCCTTTTCTAAAGGGATGCTCGGTCTCTTGTGTACTTCCTACCTCTACAATAGGTAATGCCTTTTTATGCCAGTATCTAAGTGTTCCGCCGTATAGTGGTCCGTAAGTTTTCACTAGTTGTTAAACATCACCCTTACTTCTTCTGGCATTTCATCTGGATTAAATGGTCCCATGTTGTCGTGCTGGTCTAGCCCTGAGTGTTTTAAATAACGCCCAGTGGAATCACTGACTTTAAGGTCATTCCAGATGTCTACTGGAACCTCGTTGTACTCCCACCAAGTTCCATCTCTAAATCTAACTACAAGCTTCTCTGCCTCTCTGCTGTAGGCTATTTTTAGAGCTCTGGGCCTAGATGGATTAATAGTAGGGGCGGTCATTTGATTATAAACAGGAGTAACTTCTCTAGCGTCTTGCACCTCAAAGTCGCTCCACTGCTTACGAGTCTCACCTTCACCGCGGACCTTTTCACCCATCGCCAGCGCAATGTTAAGGCGTTTGTTAGCCTCGTCTTGGCGTTGGAGGTCTTTAAAGCTTCTACTCGTTCGACGGCGGTTGTAGTTCTCCATCTACATCCTCACAGACATGGTATTGGGTTTCAGTCTCTATGACGCGGGCAAGACATACGCTACATCTAAGGTACTTTGGTGGTTTAAAGTTATTTTGAACTGTAGCCCCTAGCTCAAAGTCTGAGCCGTCTACTTCATACGCAGAGTCATACTCGTACACAATTACGGGCTCAGCCATCATTTCTTTTGGAAATGGTCCTTTTGGAGACATGGCATGTGCTGGTACTGGGTGTACCTGTAGAGCCTTTTGTCTAATTATCCTCATCTACAGGTGTCTCTAATACGACATCTTCTTCTGGGATATCCAAAGTTTTAGCGATTCGGCGCACCTGTGACTTGCTTTTAGCAACGGGCACTTCAACTGAATCTGTTTCCGTGTCAGAGTCCTGAACAGGAAAATGCCCAGCCTGAGCGCGCTCGTATAGATTTGGGGGCAGACAGTTGCGGCAGAAGTGAGCAGGGCTTACGCCTTGGTCCGCGTGAGTGTATTGAGCATCGTTAGAACAGTTATCGCACTTCATTAGTCCTCCTAGTTAAGGCATCAGTATAGCAAAAGAGCGCCCCGAAGGGCGCTCTTCTGGTATGACTACTTACTTAGCTACTGAAGCAGCAGCATCTACAGCGGCCTTAGCGACTACCTTTTGGGCATCTGCAACAGCAGAAGCGGCTACAGTCTGGAGAGCGTCTGTGGTTGCCGCGTTTAGGTGCTCTTCCTTAGCAAGCTTTGCTACAGCACCGCGTGGGTTAAGCTTTGCAACGACTGGCGCAATTACGCCAATTAGTGCCGCCCATAGTGTGGTGTGGATGTTATGGTGGCCTTCATGCCACAAAACAACCGCAGCTGACGCTGTTGTGTAAACATAGTGCTCAACGAGCACTTCCTCTGAACGTGTGAACTTTGCCATGTCTTACTCCTCTATGTTGTTTACGTATGGTGTTACGATGTGCGAGTCGGACTGCACGTTAGGTGAAGACGAACTCGCTGTGTGCGATGATACACCAGCTAGCGATGCTGTGGCAACAGCTACAAGGTGTTTCGGGTCAGTAGAATACCCTGTCGCGGCCCATGTTGCAAGCCCCGCCGAACCAGCTATAGCTAAGTGGGCTGGGCTACTGAAGTTAAGCTTTATCCCCACGGATGTGCTCCAATATCTCTTTTACGTGATGTCGGAGCTCCTCAATGTGATTGTGGGTCTCTTGGTCAAGTTTTAGGTCTTTAGTAATTATACGCCTGTCTTCATCCCCTGAGCGGTTAGTCGCGTTCAAGAGAAGTCCTGACAAGAGGATAGATTCTAAAGATACGGTTAATGTGAGCAGATTAAATGGGTACGGGTCAAAAGCCGCGAAGGTCATCCAAAAAGACCAAAAGACTAGATGGATAATTAAGAACCAAGGTGAGCCAAAAGCGGAGGAGCACCAGTCAGATATTTTCTGAAAGTGTCTCATTCATTAGCCTTAGCCACCATAGACGTGTAAGTAGCCGCATCAATACCTTTGCCCTTTGAAGCTTTAAGCCCTGGGTATAGACCTTGGTACACAGGGATAAGCGCAATCTCTTCTGCGGTTAGAACATTAGAGACTAAGTTAGCAGGCATGAGTCCAGCGTTAGCCAAAGCCTTAGCCACAACCAACTCTACTTTGCCCTTAGCTCCTACTTTGAACACGGATGAGCCTGGGAAAGGCGGAGCCACTATTACAGTAGGCTTAGCCGTAGGAATAGGAGCTGGGGTGTTGGCCGTGTGAATTGCCGCAACACCGCCTCCAGTTAGAGCGGTAGCGCCTGCAACACCTACGGCTACTCCTTTATTCTGTGAAATAGATTTAGTAGGCGTAGAGCTACCTGTATAAGCTGGGCGAGCGATAGCCATTACGTAAAGGTAGGGGCGGTGACGGCGGTAACAGCCATCACCATTTGCTTGGTTACCTGTATAAGACTCAGGGCCAGTGTTAAACCCAATAGCTGTTATGCCGTCTTTTGAGGCCGCTTCCACGATTTCCACATGGTCTGCCACCCCGTTCCCAGACCAGCAATAAAAGACAATATCACCTGGAAGCGCTGAGTACTTATCAACAATTTGTTTATTCTTTTGAAACCAAGTCAATCCTGCGGGACAGTAAGCAAAACCTTTAGGTGTTTGAGCAGCAACAAGATGAGATGCGTTCGCTTGGGCAAAGACCCAGCTAACACCCATCGCGCAGTAGCTCTCGTTTGGAATCCCGTACCACGTTCCGTATGGGTTCTCGTTGTTTGGGCCTTCAACAAAACCAATTTGAGTACGAGCAATGTTTACAATATCAACGCCTGAAGTCACTGGTACATCAACCTCTCTGCTAAGTCCCCTGGAGTAGTTAAGTAATCTGGTTTATCGGATATGGAAATGCCCGCTTTGTCATAGCAAGTGACCACTAGTTCTGAGCAGATATATCCTTCTTTCTTTGCTAAGTACCTTAAAACAGCAAAATTAGAAAGTATCTTTAATCCTAGAATACGTAAAGCTAAAATAAAGATGGTGGCAAAGCTATATTCTTTACCAACAAGCGCACGGGCGTTTGCCGCGATAGCAGCACGATGTTCTGGGGTTAAGTTTTCGTGCTGGTTCCACGCCAGACTCATTCCGTCGTACTCGCTCAACGGACGTAGCTGAACACCTTTAGGATTAGCTTCTACAATCCAACCGTCTCCAACATAAACAATTACGTGGTTCCAGCGAGAAAGTGTGCCAACTCGAATAAGCTTACCGAACACGCCATTAGTGCGTACTACAGCATAATCTCCTATAGCAGGTGTGTAGCTCACTTATCATCCTTTGTTATTAAACCCTTTACATACTTCTCAGCCTCAAAGTCCGCGGCTGCTGCGTGGTGAACGCCCCCTGGCCCGCGGTGATGTGCTTCGCAATACCAAGTCAAGTTATCTGCGGATTCAATCCAAGCGCCTACCTCATCTGGATTAGAAACGCCTGGGTAATCTTTTTCTAGCCACTCTAATGAAACGTTGTTCAAAAGGGCGAATTCCACGTGCGAATGGTGCAGCTCAAGGCCGCCTAGAC